AGCCCGTTGGAGGTAGGTTTCCGGTCAACCGCACCGCTGCCTCCTCGTCGGTCAGAAAACCCAGGGAAAGCAGGTCTAAGACGCGAGATTGCTCCATAGCTCTGTAAGCCTCAAGCTCAGACTCTGGACGTAGGTCAATATTGGCGTAACTAAACTCCACATAGCAATCTTCCGCCATCAGGCGGATAGCCACAGTCAAAGACCTTGAGTAAAACTCATTAAGCTTCAAGCGCAGCATGTTTGCAGATTTGACAAACAAAAGGCTCTCAGCAGAGCTACTATTAGCGCCCTGCCCTTGCCCTACCACAATTGGCAGGGTCTTTGTACCAGCTTGAAGCTTAGCATTGATGACGTTTTGCAGCTTCTCGATGATAGTGCTGGGGTCTTTACCACCATCAATGTATGCGTAAGTCACCTCACTAAAGCTAATCAGTGCGTCTTCAGGCTGTGCACCATTGATAACCCCTTGCACTGCTGAAATCAAATCTGACTTATACGCAGCGTACTTCACAGGGTCAAGTGCAATCTCTGGCGGTGTAGATTTCCGTACAGCCTCCGAATCAATAGTAGCAGATAAGCGTGGCAGGACTGAGCGCTTCAAGGCCCTGCGTACATCATTGGAGAACTCCAGGTCTTGTAGCAGAGGTTGAATAGCCGCCTCCAATGGACTGGCAGCGTAGGGCTCAAGCAGGTCCTGATCTAGCGCGACGTAAATAAACGTAGGAATATCAAGGTCGATCTCCTCCCCGCCTACGACTTGCACAGGCCTACTGGCCTTATCTTCATCGTACCATTTCAGCTTAGAGACTGTAACTGCGTTCAAACTAGCGGGAATACGTGTCTTGTCCAAGGCCACTTCACCTGCACAGGCCCCGTATATCAACAACTCTCGAGCCAGACTCTCAGATAACGACTGAATGCTCAACTGAGGTCCGTAGCTACCGTCAGCGTTCCCCATGTAGGTCAAGCGCCTCAGCAGCTCATGCGCAGTACCTGTTGCAGCTGGGTTTATGCTACCATCCATGTTTCTAGCCACCAGAGTATAGCGCTCCGGGATACCAGTACGAAGCATAGCGAAAATAGCGGCAGACATATCAGGGCTGCTGTACGACAACTGCCTAATAGCATCTTTAGTACTTCCCGCATTTCGTACACCCAGTCTGTCAGTATTCAGTAAGGCTCTGTCTGTTTGACGAAGGGCGGAAGCAGACCCACCTACTACAGTCCGATAGCCAGGCTCCGTAACACCCCCTTTAGGGGCCTTCGGAAACGGCATAGAGGGCAGAATCGCAGATAAAAATTCTTGAAAGTAGTTAGGCATCATGTTCTTTCTAACCGAACGAATCGGCGCATTGCGCCGAGTGTACCGGTGCAAGGTGAAATACCGCTAGATACCAAGCTGTTTATGGCAAATATACAGCTTCAAGCTCCATACTTAGGTCTGAAACTTGACACTAAACTTACAGAACCAGCAGGTACCCACACACCAGCAAGGCCCCGCATCTGAGTGGCAATGAACAGGTAAAGTAGTGCGTGATGATAGTGATCGTAACCTTGAGTCTTTTCCCACACATAACGCATAACCCCAAACTTATCAAATTTCTTAACCCGCTTCATATCTTGAAGATGCAGAACAAGGTCGTCGTCCAGATTAGCAATTACGATCTTCTTCTGCTTAAACAGCTGCATTAGAGCATCTAATGCCACGTTTCTGTTAACCATCACTGACCTAACGTTCAACTTCCCCTCTTCTGCCTTCTCCTCCTGCTCTCGAATAGTGAAGTTCTCCGTAGACTTCTTCTCCACGTAAATAGCACCAAACGCATTAGGGTCAGATTCTACAATACGAGTAACCATGTCCGTGTAAGGGAACAAGTCGTGGACAGACACAAGGTTTCGATACTGTATCGCTAACTCTCTTCTCCTCTCCTCTAGCTTAGTGTATACCACCTTCTCTCTATGGACTACCAGCAACGTCCCATCTGAAGTTACACGCCCTATCATAACGTGACAGGTTAGGCCAAAGTCTACTCCCATGAAATGCAACTCTGAGGAACTCAAGTCTCCCTTAATCGCTGCCTCTCTTACGTCCGTCTCAGACAGGGTCTCCTCTGAATCCTCTGCAGTCTCTCCTAGTGCCTGATTACAAAACTCCGACCACTTATCAAACCTAGTAGAAGCCTCTACTAGGTACGGTGCGGTAAGAAATGCAGGCGCGCAAAACGGGGAGATAAAATAGCTCACCGCATCAAAGTTCTCATGAGGGTTTTCGACAACCCACTGACGATAACGCAGCTCATTAGACGGCTCTCTTCCACACGAAGGGCACAGCAACTTAGCTTCGCGCCACCTCAAGTCCTTAATAGATTGAGGTGTGATCTCTTTTAGCGCCCCGATATAACCAGGTATCTTAACATCTGTATGGTATGAGGGCACAAACGTATGATTACAGCAGGAGCAGGTCCACATCTGCTTCTTCCTCTTAGATAGCAAGGAGAAGGCATGAATTCCGTACTTCGCCACTGTCGGTGTGCTGAACATCCTCCGCATCTTAGTAGGTTTTGCCTGTAAACGAGACACATAAGCTGATACATTAGCCATATCGCTACGATCAATCTCGTCATGAATGAGCAAGTCCGCTGGCACAGACAGCGCACCTGTCTCGCTATAAGTACCTCGCACATACAGAAAACTGTTTTCGTTGAACTGCTTCAACTCAACGCTGTTAACATCCTTAGATAACGCCCGCCTAATTTCAGCGGAACCTGCAATAACAGGGTCTAGTCTAGCCTTTGCGAACAAATATGCGTCGTTAGCTGCTGGAAATGTATAAATCGTCGTAAAGTTCCGCTGCGTAACAGCAGTAGCAATACCCCAACGAGCCAAAATCTCAGATAAGCCCACCTGAGCGCACTTCAGCACATATAACTCTTTAGCCGGGTCGTCAATTACGTCAATTTGGTACTCTCGCCCCGTGTAGGACAAGGGTAGGCCATCGTGCTTCGTGTGTTTCGCTATCCAACCTGACAGATTGGATAGTGTATAGGTGTTATTTAGAGCGTCTTTAATCCGCTGCAGGTGGTCTTGCTCCATCTTAATCCTCTAAAGCTGCGGAGTAATCTCGCATAAACGCTTCTTGCATATCTGGAAACGACTGCAAAGTGCGCAGTAGCACCGCTTCTATCTTCTTAACACGTTCCAGATTGTATAGCTCAGATTGACTCTTTATGAGAGCACCGAGCACTGCAGTAGCAGAATTTACTGCCTGAGCCTTCTGATTCAGGGGTACGTCTTCAGCATACTCGGCATCGTGAATCAGTTTCTTAGCTGTGTTGTACTGGGCCAGCAACTCATTTTCGAGGTTTAGAGTCCTGTCTGTAAGCGGAGTGTAAGTTGAGGCCAGCCTATCGGGGCTGCTAGGGCCTGCCAAATTTGCCAAGGAGGGGAAATCAGGATGGTTCATACCGCCTCTCCTGTTGCCTTTGTGGACAACTTCAAGGCTTGTACTGCTCTAGCCATACTTCTGTAGGACACTCTGCAGATGACAGAGGCCTCTCTAGTTGACAATCTTCCTTCTAGTACAAGGGCTGCCTGACCTGTCCTGAACTCTCTGCGCGTGTTTTTCAGGGCTTTCTTGTTCTTTATAGAGGCCGTCATGGTCGGTATCTTGCCTGGGAACAAGGTGGAAGCCCACGCTTCTCTAACACCATATCGTTTAGCAAGGTCTCGAGTTGTCAGCTGTCTGTTGTATAGCTGGCGCTTTTCTTCATCTGTGACCTTGGAAACCAGAGAAGCTGGTCTCCCCTTGGCCGGTTTGGGCCATGCGGCAGGGTAGCCTTGAGGTGTGAGGGCGGTAATCATGGCGCAGAGTATACAGGTATTGGCATGAATGCACCATTTTATTGAATGGCTGAGTGGCTGAGTGGCTGAGTGGCTGAGTGGCTGAGTGGCCGAAACCAGAGAGGGCTGAAAGACTGCAGCCCTGTAGCGCGGGTCGAGATGGCTGAGTAGTGAGGTCTTAGCTGATGGGTGGCGGAGCAGGCTACCCTCCAAGGTCGAGTGTGGCTGTGCCAAAGCTGGTGAAGTATTAAGTAAAGTTTGAAAATGTTGTGGCTGTTGACATGCCCGGTAATAGGGGCGCCGTAGTGCGAATGATTCTCATATGCCATACGTCACACTCATGCTATGATATGATATTGATAGCACACTCACGCTATGATATTGATAGCACACTCACGCTATGATATTGATAGCACACTCACGCTATGATATTGATAGCACACTCATGC